ATACATACGCTACGACGTCTCTCACTGCAGCTGATACGATGATATATACAACACTAGCGTATGTATCAGCTAGTGTTGTATATATCATCGTATCAGCTGCAGTAGTCAAACCAGCGATAGAGGTTAGACCAGTATCGAGTGGTTGCTTACCGTTAAGCTGTGTTTGGATAGCAGAGGTTACACCGTCTGTATAGTTAATCTCTGTAGCTGTAGCTGTAATACCTATGCCACCTAGGTTAATAGACTCAACGTATGCTACATCAAAGGAAGCAGCTACTTTACCTAGGTCATAGACAGCATCTGTCTTAGGGTAAATAGCTGTAGCATCTGTTACGATGTCCTGGGCTGGCCCTACTACTGTAATAGCACCACCTTCAGCAGTTGTACCATCGTGAGTGTGACCAGTAGCAGCTGCAAAAGAGGATACGATAGCATCAAACTCACCATCGAGGTCCGCTGCATCAATTACATTACCGTTAGCAATGTTATTAGCACCATCATTACGTGTATAACCTTGACCCATGTCTTATTTCCTATCGTTGTTTGCGTATTCGAGTAACACTGTGTCCACTACAAAGGGAGGATCGTTTAGTGTTGAGAACTCATATTGGAGGGATACTGTAAAGAAAGACCCCGTAGTTTGTGTTTCAATGACTGTCTCAGGGTCACCCCCATAAGCAGACGTACCGAAGATAGCTGAGCCTAATACAGAGAAGGAGCCACCTCCTGATAATGGTTGAATAACATCAGGTCTCTGAAAGTCATACTTAAAGGTGAGTGTACCTGTTACATTTCCCTCTGGATCATAATAGGTTGTAGCCTTGTACAATGTCTTACGTAGACGAGGGTCGTTGATAGCCATGAAAGGTGTGTATAGGGAAGCTGAGATAGCAGTACCATCGAAGGAGTTACCTGACTCCATTGTGTATACGTACCCATCTTCACCTGAGAAGAGGATGACCTCAGTACCATCTACATACTTAGATACGGTACGGTAGGCCTTGATACCTAAGGTCTTACCCCAGTTAAACCCTGTAGCCTCTTGGTCCGCAAACTGAGTACCGATAAAACCAGTAGAAGAGGCTTTAGTGGCACCAGTTGTGAACCCGAACAGACGGTACTGAGACTTACCACGAATAACAGTCCCTGTTAGGTGACCAGCGGTATCAGTTAGTGATGTTACATCATCCTGGATGTTACGGGAGGCAAGGGACAAGTTAAAGTCACCGATACGAGCAGTAGCACCAAGGAAGCGCAGTCCGTCAGGACCTAGGAAGATGATGTCACCACCAACCTCCGCAATAGTATCAGTGGCAACACAACCTAAGTCATCTGAGACGTCAGATAAGGCGAAGTCAGAAGAACTGCTACCTGATAACTGGTGAATAGATGACCGTGTAAAGATAATCAACTTCTCACGGAATACAATGATACCAGTTAAGTCAGAAGGGAAGGTGAAGATACCAGCACCATTGGCTGCTGTATAGTCAGTGTGTGCGAAAGGGGCTGAGAAGACTAGCTTGTTACCAACACCAAAGAATAGGTGACTCTTAAAGACCGATACAGAGCTTGCACCAAGAAGGTCTGTGGCAGTATCTATAACAGTTAAACCGTCAGTCTCGTCCCATACTGTAGGGTAATTAACACTATCTACAGCAGCAACCTTCTCCACATTACTGAAGTTGAAGTCCTGGAATCGTTGTTTAGAGGTATTAGAACCTGATAGGCCAATGAATGTAATAGCTGCGTTATCAGCAGGACTAGAGGCTAAAGCAGGGTATATGGACAGAGTACCACCACCTGATGTTATTGTAGGTGTGGCTAAGACTGTATAGACCTTTTCAACACCAGCTATAGAGAAAGTAGAACCAACGTGGGGTACGTACGTATCACTATCAACTGCATCGACAATAAGGGTTGTACCTGTCTGTGTAGTTCCATTAACTAATACACTACCGTAACTAGGAGCAGACACGTCTGTCCAAGCCCCAGCGGAGCCTGAGAACAGTACGTTATCACGTACGGCTAATGTAGTCGCATTCAATGTATTGGAGTTGAAGAAGTAGTGTAGGCCAGTTACTAGAGACGTCTTGTTATCAAAGGTGATAGCAGCTTTATCAGCTGGAGACGAAGCGAGGGATGTTGTAAGGGTGAGGGTAGCTTCTTTATTAGTGGAGCTGTACGAGACACCAGCTGTAGCTATCGTATACGTATTAGCAACACCTGCTATAGTGAAGGTGTCCCCTACCTCAGGTGTCTTATGTAAGTTAGCTACTACTAGTGTTGTACCTGTTTGACCACTTCCCTGTGCGACAGAGGAGCCGTAGACAGGTACACTTGATTCACTGTACTTACTGAACCCGTTAATACGACGATAACCACCCTTAACGGATGGCTCGAAGTTAGTTAATATACGGGCTGAACCAGGTGCTTTAATACCTTGTTGCAGACGTGACATGTTACTAATTAAACCACCCTTAAGCTCTAAAGGGAATGCTTCCCAACCAGTAGCCATTAAGACACCCGTGAGTTAGTAGCGAAGGAACCTTGACCAGAGATACGTGTATCACGTATGTGCTCATATCTGTTGATGTAGATACTTCTCATGTTCTTAATACCTTCACGGAACTTATTAAGGGACATATTAGCTGACTCGTTGTCGTTACGGAATATCTGGATGTAGTACATCGCACCGTCCACAAGGATGTGACGATATGCTTCGGGTACATCAGGTACGTCTGAGTAAAGAACAAGGTCTACAGGTAGGGAATAGAACTCATAGATAAGCTCATAGGCTTGGTCCGGAGAAGGATACACGATGTATTGGTTACCTGGGGCACGTATGATATAACGAGGTAGTGAACGGATACCAGTATCAGCTGTGTTGTACTCATCATCAACGTGTTTACCAAGGTACTCTTCGTAATCCATAGTCTTCAACAAGACAGTCTCGTTACCGAAGGTAGAGTTACGTTTGATACGGAATGTATTGAAGTCCAACGTCTTAGCATTACCTGGGTAATCGTAACGTAGGTCACCAGCAGTTAAGATGTCCTCTTGCTCTACATAGTTAAAAGGCCATTGAAAAGCCTCTTGGTTGAGTAGACGTATAGAGGAGTTAATAGCATCCTTAGCTGTGTTGTAGTACCCTGTCGCTGTAGGGAAGTCACCAGAGGCTAGCTCAGTCTCATTAACACGGCGGCTAAGATCATTGACTAGGTTTAAGTAGTTATAAGCCATTCTTACCGCTCCTTGATTGGAAGTTGAATAACACGCTCAGCTACAAGCGAGGTGTTATATGTAATAGCGCATGTGATACGGTAAGTCTGGTTAGCTGTACCATTAGACCAACGTGCCGTTGCAACTGTATTTGTCTTGCTTTGAGCACCTAGAGTTAAACCATCTACAGTTTCTGTAGCAGCTATCGCAGTCTTAGTACCATCAGCAGCACGTACGTACCACTGGACAGAAGCTATCGTGTGTGCATCAAGGAAGCGTGACCAATCAACAGTATAGTCTTGGATCTCATCTGGGTCTTTAAAAGGCCATTTCATTATGCTGCAATCCTTATCTGTCTATTCTCAGGAGGCACTATCACTTGATTCGTATAATCTTGTGGACCAACTCGAACGTTTGTGTTTTGTTCAGGTATGTATATTGTAAAGTCTGTGTCTTGCTCAAAAGGAGGTAACTCCCACACAGCTGCAGTGGATGTGACCTCAGAAGTAGTCTCTACACTTGTAGCTGTTACAATATGTAACTGAGTTACAACAGGAGCTGATGTTTCAGTGGGGGTTTCCGTAGAGGAAACTAGTATTACGTGGGCCTGGTTTATGACAGGTGTTGAGACCTCAGGGGAGGACTCTGTACCCACAGATGTAAGGGTGTGGCTCTGGGTGATAGGTGTAGTTGTTACCTCTGAGGCAGCCTCAGTGGATACATTGGTAAAGGTGTAACCATGCCCAAGTACACTTGACTCCTGTACCTCCGAGGTAGTCTCAACTGGTACAGCTGTAAGGACGTTAACTTCACCAAGAACAGGAGTTGAAGTTTCTACTAGAGATTCGGAACCTACACTCGTAAGGGAGTGTGACTGACCTACACCTGGTAGGGTTAGTGTTGTTGATGAACTAACGTCTGTAGCGTCTAGTATATTAAGTTCATCTATATCAGGTACTGTTACCTCGGAGGATGACTCAGCAGAGATAGGTAGTAGGGTATGGCTTTGACCAAGGGCAGGTACTGTAGATATCTCAGAGGTAGTTTCTACAGAAGTAGCTGATAGGATATGAACAGTTAGGTTAGGGGTGCTTACCTCAGTCCCAGAACGGACATGCCCCCCGTACTGCTCAGCCCCGAAGACCGCAGTTCCGTAGAGGGCGTACCCACTAGCTCTGAGATTGTGATCAGCCATACCCTCTACGCCTTACTTATGCGTCACGGATAGTGATAGATACAGCATCCAATGAGAAGGTGTTACCAGAAGTAACAGCCTGAGAAGCAGATAAAGCACCTGTAGCGTACAGAACGGAGATACCGTCTGTTAATGCCCAGAAGGCAGCAGTACCTGTACCTGTAACAGTACCAGCAGTAATAGCTGGAACAATAACACGACGACCATCAGTTGCACCGTTTGTAGGGGCACCAGTGTTCACAGTGTCGTTACCAAGAGTAAGAGTTGAAGTAGCAGCAGTATACGTAGTGGCTTCTGCAGACGTGATGTCCAAGCGAGTCCCGTTCGTATCAACTACCGTTAAACCGCTGTCGAAGACAACATCAGCAATAAAAGCCATGATAGATTCCTAAGATTATAGAAGAGGGAAGAAGCCCCTCCGTTAAGAGGGACTCCTAGTTAGACTTAGACTAGATCGCGTGCAACTTCAGCAGCGTTCTTAGTGTTTTCGTTGCAATCAACAACGATAGCCCAGATACGAACTGTAGCAGCAACAAGGCCAGCACCAGTGATAACTGTTACAGCGTCGATAGTGTCGTCTGCAGATACGAAGCTAGGAACTACGCCACCAAGGATGGTGCCAGCAGCTTTAGCTTGCATGTCAACAGCTGCCAAGTTAGCAGTTACGCCATCGCCAACAGCTACAGTAGCAGAAGTAGCAGCAGAACCAGCTGCAGTTACAAACTCGATACCAGAAGCGATAACCATAGTGTTAGCCGAGACGGCTGGACCAACAGTGGTACCAGATGTAGCGCCTAGTGTTGTAGTCTTTTCGACCATGTAGGCCTTAGACTTTAGTGAAGATGAAGAAGCCATTGTATAATCCTTTCAAAGATATGACTAGAGAGATAGGAAGACACCCCCGAAGGGGTGCCTAATCTAATTAAGCCAAGTTATACTTAGCAGTTACCAGAGCTTCTGGACGTAGAATCTTACGGCCATAAAGGTGCATACCACGAACGATGTCAGCAAAGCTGTCAGGGTCACGGTAAGTTTCAGTCTTGTTGATTTGCTC